GGGCGATCTGGGCGGTTGTCTTGCTGTCGGGCTGAGGGCCGGTAGCGTCACCGAGGTACTTACGGACGGTTGCGATTTCGTTGTGCAACCTGTCATTAGTAGCGCGATAATTATTAAGATCGGCAACCAAAGACTCAATGCGAGATTTGTACTGACGTTCGATAGCGTCTTTCTCATATGCTCTTCGTTTCTCCTCCTCGAAATCAACCGCTTTCTGAGTTTCTTTTTGGTACGACACACCGGCATCGAAACCCTCCTTTCTAGCTGATTCTATGGTATTGTCATAAGCCCAGTTGGCTAGAATAACAATTATGACAAGTGGTATCCAAGGTGCAACCATATCAATTATTCTTCTAAGGAACATAGTTTCTCATCAGACCCCATGACAAAGTATTGAAGGGCAAAAAGAAATGCTATAGCGTCCTTCTTATCTCCTAGATCTTTAAGAGCCTTAAATTTATGTTCAAGTTGCTGTACATGCTTTTCAAATTGCGGCAAAGCCTCAATCTCAGCGGCAGCTCCGCGCATATACACTCTTGCAGCCGCTAATTGCGCATTTGTAGGATCACTCATGATGTTCTCCAGATTACACTATTTCGAATTTCATCATTGCAGACGTATTCCCCTTCTCACCATTTTTATAGGATGGAACAGAGAAACGGAGGAACTTGGATGCAAATCTGATGTTGTTAAGCGTATACGCTTACCGTCAAAAGGTCCACCAACACAAAGGAACAGACCAGTCTTAGGTTTCTTCAAAATGGTTTCTCCTCGGTTGTACACTGCGCCATTTTAAGAGTATAGGCTACGTCATAGAATCTAACCCCTTGACCACAACTGTCGCAATATACACACGCCAATTGTACGGCATCTTCCGCACTGCAACCTGCCGCCATTGCACCCATCAAGAACTCAAACGCACTACCCTCCGCAATAAATTCGTTAGTGTCCGGTAGACCTAATTTACCATCCCCGTAGATAGGGTACACGACAAGTTCCTGCGTCACAGCAATACCATAACGCGAATCTGGATTTAAATCCGAGAAAGTTTCTTTACGTCCACGTGACGTAGTTTGTAGATGATCTACAATGTCATCTACAGCACGTAGTTTACCAGACATGGCGACAAGACACAACCCAATCTCTGGAATATTGATAGTATGAACTTTATTCGTGGTTGTTGCAATATTACCCCATGTAACCTGACGATCTACAGCTAGTATCCCGTTACGATAAGCAATTGCAGTCATTATTTATCTCCAAGAATAAGACCGATAATATCATCATGATAAATATTACGGTCTTTGATGTTATACTTAGCGACACATGTATCAATCGCTTGCTTGGCAACCTCCGGTTTCTCTATATGAAACACGGAGATAGTTACTTCCTGACCTTTACGACGAAACTTAAACTTCTTATTTGCAAGACGTTTAATAACATTCCAACCGCAACGGTGAGCTTCAATTCCAACAATCCGATCACCGTGGTTACATACGAACAAACATGCCTTCTTAGTGAGAGCTCGTCTTTCAGTCATATTAAACGTGAGTAGTCCCGAAAAATTACATAAGCGGTAGTAAGACCAATATTGAATTCTTTCGCCGCAACCTGAAATCTATTCTCTTTACCAGTGTAATTTCTAAGAAACTGATAAATTTCCTCTTTATCCAAGTGTCTGTTGCGTGTAATTGTCGAACCACCAAGCCGGTGCATGTCGCGTGTGGTCGCGAATCTTCGCTTGATCTGAGCTACTGTACCAACGTACCAATACTTTGCCCCATTTTGCCCAATAGCCGCGTGCACGCATCGCGGCGTACCTGTTTTAGCGAACTTGCGCTTTGCAAATTCACACGCGAGTTCTGCATTGTCAAAACGTTGCAAGCTCATGAATCACTCCGGTAATATAATTTCGTAATCAATCAAGAAAGACCGCAAAGGATACGCCAGCTCGTTTTCTTCTGCAATGTGGTCATAGGAATAGTATTGTTTCCCTTCCAGACCTTTAGCTGGATCATATACGGTCACACCGTCAAAACGAGCGTCAATAATGATCTGATGGAAAAGCCCAGGTAACTGCAAAGAAGGTACAGTAGCAAGATATAAGCGCCCTGGATATATTTGGTGCATACCGGCAGTGATATGCGGCTGTGCAAAGATGCCTTGTCTATAAAGATAACTGGCGACGTCAATATACCCACGAACGTAGTCCAGGCTGAATTCGTTGTCAACCTCTTCAACATCCCTGTCAAGAAGCATAGCCAGACAGGCTGCCATGCAAGACATCATTGTCGGTTGAGTTTTATGGGTGATGCGGTCATTGACAGTAAGCATTAGAAGACTTCCTTAAACAAATCAAATTTAACATGCTCGTAGATTTTATTCAGCTGAGTTAGCTTGCGAATAAATTCTTTACTGGTATTCTCGTCAATTGCACAGGTATCCGTCTGGATCTTCCATGTATCGGAGCGTAGACGAAGTAGGAACGATCCGTTCGGATAAACCGTCTTTGCTTCAGGCATGTAGTGCAAAATGCAAGATATGGCTCCTTCAGGTGGTATAAGAACGATATAAGTGTCATTTACATCGCTGTGACTAATAATCCAACCGCTTTGTAATAAAGTATCACGAAGTTGGCAATACATTTTCGGAATAACGATATCTTTGGCCATTATTGCACTTCCACAATTAACAATTCACCATGACGTTCACGAGAGATTATATAAATCTTGTTTCTGCCCAATGTCCAGTTTGCAGTCAAGAATTGCAATATCACAATGGAAGCCACTCGTACGAATAACAGTGTCTTCATACGAGGCTCTGTGATGAGAAACCAAACGAAGGTGGAAACGATCAAACTGTACTACAGATGACTCTCGCGACAGTTGCACACAGCGAACGAACTCAGGATCTTCGCGCAACACTTCTTCGAGCTTCCGGCGATATTCGTTAGCAGGACATAAAACAAAAGCGACGCGATCGTCTTTCAGCTGTGGTCGTAAGATAGACCAGGCTTTAACTATATTCTCGTTCATATAAACCCCTTTAACGTTAACGGAATAACTATAACAGAATACGCAAGTTGATTAACATAGCCGGCCGCAACAATTAGTGACCACATTAAGGCAACGTGAACCAACCTAAGTTCTCCGCACCGAGCAACCATGCGTACACAATCAGTGAACCTAAAATAAGCACACTAAAGAAGTTCGCTTTCTTACGTTTGATGTTTGCAGCTTGTGGGTTGCATACACACCATACGAAGAAATGTTTAACAACTAAATATGCAAGCGAAATGATAACAGCGTAACGCATAAACGGTACATACCAGATCACAAGACCTAATATAATTGCAAGGATCCAGTTAACACCTAGCCATATTGCACTACTGAAAGCCAGAACGAACATAACAGATCTCCTCTCGAGTATTTACATACAGAATTAACTTTATACGAACAATATAGGGCAGGTGAGGTGAGGATATAAAGTGTCTAGTGACGAGATAATCTACAAACGATGAATCCTTGGCAGAGATCTAAGAGCCGCCCCGCGGCGTTACTATAACGTCCAGTGATGGTCAGTGAGGTGATTGTTACGCGCTCTACTGTAACGTTGTTTATTATTGCACGCGTTATTATTTTTTATTTGGTTAGTATGCTATCTATTACATGACTATACAGTCCAGTATAATTGCGTCTGTTACTATCCACCTGCCCACTATATGCTGTCTATGTATGTGCTACCTGGTATTTTCGGCACACCATCTACCGTGTAGTCCCGGATGTTATTATTATGAAACACAACTAAAAAAGTTCTAAAATAATGCAGATAATAGTTGCATCTGATACCCCGTTGTCATACTATAACTGCGTAGGGTTAAGGGGGTTTTTAAGCGGGACACGGGTTCCGCACCCGCCTCACCCGAAGGGAGATTGCATTATGTCCATTATCTACTTACCGCGTTCCATGTCCCAATCTCAAATTACTAAGCGCATTATCGGCAAGCGCCTACATCAGCTGGGCCTTACAGCGGAAAAGGTCGACGGGGATTGGGGTTTCGACGAGTATCTGGTAATGCTCCCGGGCAACGAAAAATATTCCAGCACCGCGTTATACATTCGCATTAACGAGGATGGTACTGTCAGCTCTTATAGCGTAATGTATGGTCGCCCAGTATGCCAAGCGAATAGCCTTTGGTCTGTGTTCTGCTTCATCGCAATGATAGCTAAGGCCATTCAACAATAATAGCGTGCTAATGGTTGCCCATTGTCGCAGTGGGCTTCCACTAGCAATCCGCTAGAACAACATGGAGATATTTACAATGGCTACTATCACTCGCGTAGCAAAAGATGCTCGCTTTTTCACCAACATGTCTAACGCTCGCCGTGCCTTGAAAAAGGTTCTGGATGTAGACACAGCGACAGCAAATAGCTTCATTCACCAGGAGCCGCTGGAAGACGGTGGCCGCTACTGGTTCAGCGAAAGCGCGGTTAATAAGGCAGCTAATGATCTGGTTGAAGCTGATAAAGCGACTGTCGTGGAAGTGACCACACAACAAGCTCCGGTCGCTCCCGCCAAGAGCAAGGCGCGCAGCGAAACGCGCAACGGGGTTCGTCGTCCGATTAAAGGTAAATGCGCAGACGTTTGGAACGCCCTGGATAATATGTTGTCCGATGGTGTGCCAACTATTGGTAACGTCCGTGACCTTGCGAAAGCTAATGGTTGGAATATTAATAATGCAAAGATTGAATTCTACGCATGGCGTAAATTCAACGGGCTCAACAATAAAGGAGGCAACTAATTATGTTCTACTTATTAGCTTTCTTAGTGTTCGGAGCTCCAATAGTTGCAGGTCTGTACTATACGGAGGGCAAATAATATGGAAACTATAGTTCTGAATTGTTGGGTGGACCTGGAAGAACACGAATATTGCGTGAATATTAACAACGGACCAGTCCCGGACGCAACTTTCGCATCCTATGATGAAATGGATGCTTATGTAAAGGTTTCAGCGAGTGCGCTCGCATTGCAAATATTAACGTCACTGTAATTTTACCGGAGTAATTATCATGGCTCAAGCTATCATCACAAAATTCATGAACCCGACTGCCGCTCGCGCTCCGCGCGTAAAAGCAACAGGCTGGAACGGCTCCTTGACTATCACATGGCATGACGATCTGGGCGTTTACGGCAACCACCGCGTCGCAGCGGAAGAGCTTATCAAAAAGTTCAACGATAAAGCGGGCGTTGAGTTTGAAATTGTTTCCGGCGGTGAGCTCCCGGATCAAAGCGGTTACGCGTTCATCGTTGCATAAGGGGGATAATTATGGAACGCAATTATTTCCAGGTTATTTATCGCGGTCGTTGCTATCACATTCGCAACAAGTTTCGTAACCTGACCCGAGATCAACTTGAGTACGCTATTAATCTGATGAGTGATGGTCACTTCGCTACACTATCAGAAGCGTTAGAATATGTGTCCGCTGAGTGACATATACATTGCCCATAGTAACAGTGGGCAATAATATGCACTTCGCATAGTTAACTGAGGAAATTATTATGTCTACAGTATTAAACCAGTCCACTATCACTCGCCGCATTATCGGCAAACGTATAGCTAATCTTGCGACTATCACCGCAGAGCTAGAAACTTTCGGTAATAACTCGCGCAAATATCGCGTCCGTTGCAATGGTCTTAACGTTCATTTAACTGTATTCGACGACGGTAAAGTTCACGCGGAACTGCATACTATGGGCCGCCTGGTTGCAACAGCGTCCACGCTGGCGGGCTTCATCAACCTGTTAAAAAACTGCTAACGTCTAAAATTGTAACGGAGATAAATAATATGAACGCTATCCATATCAAAGCACTCGCACCGACTCAATCCAAAGGTATGCGCTTCAAAGCAGTCGGCCTCGGTATGTGTGCAATAACTGCAAACGACTACAACCTGAGCGGTGAAGCGAACGCCGCTGCCGCTGCCCAGGAGTTACTCGACAACTACAACATGCAGAACAAGTCACTTCAGTTTAAGATACTCGGAGTTGGTACGCTTCCAGATAATACCTGGGCGGTATTATTAACTAGTAAATAACTTCTAACTGCATTATACAATCCGCGCCCTGTTGAAGTCCAACGGGGCGCTTTCGTTTTTGTACCCGCACCACCTCCCGCGCTACCCTGCTGACCACATATTCCTCACCATTAACTCCACCATTCGCGCTCTAAGAGCCTGAATCCTTCTTCCGTACATTACCATAGACACCAATTTAATCGCCTTATACGCCTTTACAGCGATCCACTCCCTGCATCCCTGTAAGCGATTTTGCGGCATTTTCGCCCCCTCACTGCCACCCTTACACTGATCCAACCATTTAATCGCGCTGCGTGCCCCGTTTTCGCGGCTATTTTCGCTTTATGGGCTACCAGTTACACCGATTCCAGCCACCCAACCTCACCAAAAGCTCGCTTTCACCGAAAAATCCGACATTTATACCATAAAATAGAATCGTTTTCGGGCTACAAAAAATTCATACTCGCAAATCGCTTTCGCTTCGAGAGTTACCTCAGCAAAAATCGCTTGCAATGTACTTTTCTTTTGTGTTAGACCGCGTGCCCGCATTATGCGCGTGCGCGAGCTTGTGAGCGCCTCGTTGTTGCGCGACAAATATTTCTTATATTGCTCGTATATTGTCGCTTAATATACGAAATGAAAGGAGGTAAGTGCATGAAAAATAAGGTAAAAATGTGTATATGTGTGTATTTATATAAATTTTATAAAGATTTTTTGTTTTTGAGTTGTCTACTGACGACCCCCACGAGACCCCTTTATAAATAATATAAATCACTATAAACCTCCCAATCCTCAAAAATTTCCCTTATTTTTCATACACTTCGCTTCGCCGTTTTCGTATATTGCCGAATCTTTATAAATTGTACATTTTTTCACCGATCTTTATAAATTTGCAAATTCTCACCTTCAGACTGTTGTAATTTTTGCAATACAAAAACATTGCAATACAAAAACAAAATATATCAATATTGCATTGCAAAACACATTGCATAAAATACACATAAAACCGGCAACTGAATTTCAAAATCAGTCGATTTATTATTATCAAAGGTGAGGTTATGCGCAATCAAAAGGTTGAAATCACTAATGATCATGTAAAGGAAATGTTTGGCTGGGACGCGCCTACATATATGCAAGCAGACGCAATCTTTCAGGAGCAGGACAACACGATTAATGTGGTTAAAGCGTGGAAGGAGGCTGGCCTCGTGTTGCGGCCGAATGCGGTCAAGAAGTTAGATGACGGGCGGACGTATATGTGCTGGTCGGCTCCGATATTGGGTATGATGTTCACTGTTGACATTTACTTCGGGTATCAATGGTTGTCGCCCGATAAGGTAATTCCGCTAAACGAATATATGCGCAGTAAAGGATTCAACAGTTGCTTTGACGTGTGTCCTGACACGGAAGGTAACGATGTTATGATCCTGGGCTTTAAGTGGGTAGGCGATAAGTGCGAAGTGCGGCCGTTGCGATACCCACGTGGTAAAGCACGTCGTGCATATATCGAAGATGGTGTTGTTCGCTGGTGTGATGTACAGAAGCGACGGATGAGCACTAACCACATTGCACATATCAAAGAATGCCTCGTTAGACTTCAGGCGAACAATGGTGGTAATGTGCAGTTACAGAAAGAATTGCAAGAACTCATTGAATACATTGATCAGTTCGGAGCGTAAGATGGTTCATGAACAAGATCTGCTTCCTAAGTGGTATCCTGATTATCGTAAGTCGAATACTTTGATGCGTATTCAATTTATCTTAGATCACCAGACTGACTTTTCATTGTATTTAAGGGAGGAGCTCCAACGAACGGATATGAAGAACCTGTGGGCTATCAAGAAACGTCTTCGTTTAAGGAAGCATCTAGATGACCTGCATAAAGTTATGCAACAACTTATACGGTACAACATCCGTATTAAAGAATCGCGTGATATCTGGAGAAAGTGATGCAAACGGTAAGTAATTCACCTTTATATAAAGCAAAAGTACGACTTCTTGAACAAGCTAAACAGCTCGACCCGATTACAAATTCGGATTTACTTGACGTTATTGTGAATGCGATGGAAGTTATGGACGCCGCGGACTTCCTGCTTCATCGTTTATCGCACGTCGCGAAGGCTTTAGGCTATGAAGGTAAAGTCGAAGATTTTCAAAGTGCGTTCGAATACCTTATGCGTAACCGTCAAAAGGCGCTTGTGGTGGATCGGCAATATCAGCTTATCAAAAATAAATCGAAGCTCGAGCGTCTGCTTCGTGAGACTTTGGTACTAGTAACGGGAGGTGAAGATGCAGATTAATCTTACTCAGAAGGCTGTCAAATACTTTGACGAAATTATTTATGTGCCTGTGTGGGCGAAATACCTTGCGGTAGACGAGGACGGTACTTTAACTGCGTTTGAGAACGAGCCTCGATGGTGTGAATGTATTGATGGCGATGGTTTTTGGGTATTAACTGAGCCAGGTATTGAAATTGACATCTGTTATAACGTGGACCTTGAAGGTATGGATTTCAAAGAAACGTGTGTTAATATAGACTATAAAGTAAGCGACAATCCTCATGACCACACTGAATGGTTCGAACGTATGCGCAAAGGTGGATATACGCGCGAATTGCAGGGCGGACGGAAGCCTCAATGTGGTCAACAGAATAAAGAAGGTGGCAAAGATGAATAAAGAATGTCAGCAGTTGTATCAAGAGCGCGATGCTTGGGAATTGGATAAATCTGGTAACTATTATTCTCGTCATGTCATGGCAATGACATCCGAACAATTGCATAGTAAAAGTGCCATTGCTGCGGAGTTAGGTTATCGCGACATGCGCATTGACCAATTAGAGAAAGAGTTACAGGTTCTTCGCTCTATCCTTGCGGATCCTGTTATTATTCCACGTGAAATGACAGATGATATTGGTGAAGCTATTGCGCGGGAGGCACATTGTTGCGGCGGCATTGCATATAGCATTTATGAAGCAATTATTGCAGTAGTTAAAGAGCCATTTAAGAATGCCCCGTTAACTCAAGAAGAAATTGATATTCTTCAAACTGACATCTTTACTTTGTGCAAGCGTATTAAAGACGCGTATGAAGAAGGCTTATTGGATAAGCAATGGAACCAGGAAGTTCAGACAGACGAACAACTGTGGAACGCGTCTAGTACGAAACGTATTTATGACGCATTGATTAAACAAGCTATGGAGCAATGATTATGATTACAGCACAAGAAGCTCGTACAAATAGTGAAAGTTTGGATATCACTGAATACACTAACTATCTTCATAATTGTATTACTAAAGCATCCACGGAAGGTGCGGATCATATTAAACTGATTCATCGCCCCTATAATGAAATTGGCAGTCCTAACGCGCGTCCAGCAATGAGAAAGATTACTGAAAAACTGGTTTCGCTTGGATATAAGATTAAATATAATAAAGCAGTGAGCCAACTGGATACTGCGAGTGTAGAAATTTCATGGTCATTATAAAGGTAAGCTATGTTAGTCAAACTTGTTGTTGATGTTAAGTTTGAAGAACCAATTAAAGGTCAGAGTATCCATACTTTGGAAATTGGCTCTTTTAATGCAGATAAATTAATCAAAGGGAGAATAGCTGGTTTAGACTTACCGTGTGATATTAACCACAGACTACCCGTTGAGTCAACAGCTAAAGTCCGTGGAAATGGACGTATTTTATCTTTTTCTGATTCTATGAAGGATTGGGCGGATTTAAAGTTTATTGTCAGCTCTCGCATATTGAATACACAATGTAAAACAGATTCGGATAATTACATGAAGTATTTTTATCCGAGAATAATGTTCAAGGATAGAATTAGTATCTCTAAAGAACAGATAACGTGTAAACCTATCGTCTGTCGTTGGGTCTTAGTACCATAATCTGCAGGGGGTTAACCCCCCTGCGATCCATCAGTATATACTATGTGTGTCCTAATGGATCGTAGGAGAATAACATGTCAGATTTAATTACCGTTCACTATTATGGTTCAGATGTACAAGTACCAAAAGACACAAGATATATTGCAACAGATTCTGATGGTTGCGTGTACGCATTTAATAATGACAAGCTTGTCTTTAATGAAAAAGTTGGTACATGGTGTGTTTACACGAATTCTTTTAAGCTGGTAGATGTCAACTTTGATGTTGTACCATCCCGTTCGTTATTTGAAATTAATCCCGCTACGTTTTAAGGTAATGACATGCTGGAACTTTTTCCTCAAGAAATTAAACAATACGAACAGTGGGCTGTCTGCGGTTTCCATCCAGGTACATCATCAGAAAAACAACCTTATGTGTGGGACGATGATTTAGGGGATATGGTTCCACTTCGTAAAGACAGCAATGATAAAAAGCCGTCTAACCTACATTTATTAATGTCTTTTGAAGATGCGGAACGTTGTATTCGTTACTATAACGAAATCGGTCATAACCTGCGTTTAGGTTTCTATTTACTTCCAAGTGACCCGTTCTGTTGTATAGACATGGATATTAAAGACACCATGTCTGAAATGGAAAAGAAAGTTGCTGGTGAGCGATATAAGAAGATTGTTGAATCGTTCCATAGTTATACGGAAATTTCAAGAAGCGGGGATGGGCTGCATACATGGATTTATTCTATCCCTCAAGCTGGTAAGCGTCGTGATGGTGTAGAAGTATATTCACAGTATCGCTTCATTATCTGTACAGGCAATCATTGGGATGTTACTCCGCGTACTGTGTCTGGTGCTCCAGGCAGTGAAAGCGAAGGGTATATTGCTAATCTCATTCATCAGCTTATGTCAGAGATGAGTGAAATTAATGAGTCTGATGGCTTTCAGATGTTGGAACTTACTGAAGAAGATTTCAGTAATGACCCATATGCAATGGAAGACCAGGATGTTTATATCCAGTTGTGCGAACAAGAAAACGGAACATTGTTTAAACAACTATGGGAAGGTCGTTGGAGAGCTGAAGAAGTTGATACTTCTATCGGTGAACGTTGTTTCCCTTCTCAGTCTGAAGCAGAATTTGCATTAATTGACTTTCTTTGCTTTAAGAGTAAGTACAATTTCCAGGTAAGACGTCTATTCATGTATTCACCAATGAGTAGTCGTTATGATGATTCACGTCGTATGCCTGGTGAAAAAATTAAACGTCCGTACCACCTGGATAGAATGATTCGCAACTATCGCTATGATGCCCATGTTAAATCTATGGGACTTATGCAGATAGTTCAGAATAACGTTAATGCAGCTATAGAGCGCACGGAAAAACTACGTCAAGCAACTACACCAGAACGCCCACCTGAAGAAGTGTTGACTACAGATGGTAATTACACTGAAGAGCAGGCGCATGGTCTAGCTTGGCCTCCAGGCTTTATGGGCGAAGTTGCTCGTAATATGTATAAAGCGAGCTTGTTGCCTATTAAAGACATTAGTATTCTGTCTGCTCTTGCTTTATTCAGTGGTATGTGCGGTAAGGCGTGGAACACAGTCACACGAAGCGGTCTGAACAACTACTTTGTATTAATTGCACGTTCTGGTATTGGTAAAGAAGCGTTTCGCTCTAACATTGAAACTATTCTTTCTCAAGTATCCAATTACGGCGGTCAGGATGGGCAGCAGATATTCGGCATTGAACGTGTTTTAGATACTAGTACCTATGCGTCTGATGCTGCATTGCGCAAAGACGTCATAATGGATACATCTGTTATGTCTTGTGGCTCATCTATTAACTATAAGACTGAAGTCGGTGCGTTTTTCCGTAACGGTAAGATGGAAGTCGGTAAAGCTAAAGACATTATGGATGAAATGCTTTCCCTTTATGATAAGGGGCATTTTTATGCTTTCTCTGGCGGTTCAAAGCACTCTAGTAAAGATAATACGACAGCTGGCGGTAAGGTTAAGGCGTATAGTTTTGCAGGTGAAACGACACCAGATGAATTTTACGGGAACGTTGATGACCGCATGATGTCAAGTGGTTTCATGTCTCGTATTATTGCATGGGAATGTACAGCTAACCGCCCGTTGATGAATAAGAGTATGCTTCTGAAATATCCAGAAGCAATCCTGCGCACTATTGGAGCTATCTATAAACAAGCTGTGCGTATTATGTCAGGAACCGCTCCATGTTATGTTGAAATGGAAGCAGAGGTACACGAAGCATTTGATAATCTTGATAATGTTGTCGCGAAGTTCCTGAATAGCGGTAATGATGGTGAGCAGGTACAAGACGAAGTTATCCGTCAGATGTACACAAGAAAGGCGCTAAAGGTATTGCGTATTGCCTCTCTTCTTGCTGTTGCGGATAACAGTGAACGACCTGTTGTTACTATGGAACATTATCGTTGGGCTGAGTCCTTTATTGATCAAGGTAACGAGCGTTTCTTAGAGAAGCGTAACAGTGGGCAGATTGGTTCTACGGATAGTACAAGTCGTGAGAAGATAATGCTCAACTCCATCAAGAAGTTTTTGGATGGAGAAGTTAAAGCTGGTGTGTATAAACGGTTCCCGATGTTTAAGGACGCGTTTATTGTCACACGAAGTGATCTATGCACAGTGTGTCGCCAGTTCAAGGCTTTTAAACAAACAAGAAATGACAACATCTTGCAGGTCATAGACAATACAATCTATGGTTTGATGTCTATGGAAGTTCTTACTGAGATGAGGCCAATGGACTTTTCAAGTTTCTTCGGTGCGGAGTTTACACCACCGAGAATGAAATGTTATTTGGTGGACATTGAAAGAATGAACGAGGTTATTAAGTTATAAAAATGGGCGCTATATGCGCCCATTATATTATTCATGCAACTTTAAGAATCCACATACAACGTATTCAAACATCTCGTCGTAATCTGGTGTTGAAAAATCTCCAACGTGATACTCATCTTTCTCAAATGTAACCACAGTTGAGGATCCCATATATTCGTATTTTATTATCGAACTACCTTGCTCAAATAAGAAGTCTTCCGACTTGTTCATTGCAGTTCTGATGTTTCTTTTTATAAGATCTTTGTGAGTCATTTTGTGTTCCTCCGCTTACAAACTGTATAATACATACTATAGAGCATTTCCTTAGGAATGCAATAGGTATCAAGAATTATTTTTACGTCCGAGGGTCAAATGTCCAGTTACAATCTAGCAGCTATTAAAATTGTGTACGGTGCTCTATACCAGGATGAGGAATTCCCAGGAATTGAGCAGGCAATCAAAAGAATCAAGTCTAATCGTATTGACTCGGAACAACTGTTCGCCTATGCTTTAGCCATAAGTAAGAACGAAGTCCGTCCTTACTATGAAACGCTGTCACGCCAGTTACGAAGTGTAATAGAAGAACGTGACTTAATGCAGCACTGTGGATACACCTTCTTAACAGGTAGAGCTATACGTGTCAGCAAATAAACGAAAGGAGTTAAAACATGCAAAAGCATCAACCTCTATATAAAGTCCGTCGTCTCGATGGTGGTCTCTACGCAGTAGAGCGCAATAAACGTTCTATTACAATCGTCAGTGTTAAAGTTGAATCACGTAAATACTACAGTGTTCCTAACTGCTCGCCTTTGTTACCAACACTACGTGACGCTGTCCTGTATGTGCTTACTGGTACATTCTTCTGAATTTGAGGTGTTTAAATGACAGATAAAGAATTAGTAGTTTGTGAACAAAAGACGAGGGAGTTCTTCGTATCTTATAGTTATCGCAAAGGTCACATGATATCCCCAGGATTTGGGCATGTATTTGTAAAGGCTCCGGATATTAGCAGGGACACAATTGAAGGTATTGTTCAACATCTTAAAGAATCAAATTCCTTCGATGTTGTTATTATTCTAAATATCGTTGAGTTGAAGAAATAAATGGCCTTTGTATACTGCGTTGAATGTGGAACTGGTATGGAACGACCATCTCAGAGGGAGGTGCTCACTAACCAGTATATCTGTCCAAATTGTGGTTCTAATCAATCATATTGGATAGACGAAAGTCATAGAGCTGATTGTTTGGGCCGTCTTATAGACAGGCTTGAAGCAGTTGAAAATGCACTCGGAATAAAGGCGGATAAAGACTAATGCCTAGTAAAATATATAAAGTATTAGGATGGAAGCCTTATACTTTTCGCTCAAAAACTACGACAAGGAAATGAAGTGTATACGATGCCCAAAGTGTGGTCACACTGAGTTTACAGAGACTGTCGTAGATCAAGTTGATGGCTACTATTCGCCTGTGTGCGAGTCAAAGATTAATTGTAATCATTGTGGGCAAGAGGTAAACTATTGGGCATATGGTTACTACGAACCGCATCATATGGTTGCAGATCGTAGTATGTCGATGTTAATTAATCGTATTGAAGCTAAATTAAGGAGAGCTAGTTTACCATGAGTAAGAAAACCGATATCCGCAATCGCAATGCCGCTATTACTGCTTATCGTATGCGGGAGAAAGGTTTTACTTATAACCACATTGCTGAACATCTTGGCAAGAAACCGCATCAAATTAAATCGCTCATTTTGTTAGGTGAGCGCCTGGAATCTTTAAATGAGGGGGACGACACAATGAATGTAACTGTACGCCAGCCTAATAAGAAAGAGAAGGATCTAATGATTGGCTTCACTATGCCTGCTCCACTTGTACATATCGGAGCGTTATTACGCTGCACAAACGCGAACACGCGGCGCTTTACGCATAACTCTGTGTATAGAGTGCACCGCACTGTACATAACGCCCGCAGCGGCCTAGCTTTGCCCGTGGTGCGCGATGATAACGGGCTAGAAGTTGTTTGCACTTCGCTGTCATTTTCTATGGGCCATTGGCAAAAATGTACGGTATGACCTGTGAATTCTGACGAATTCGTGTATTGTAATCAAACACGTAAACAGGTTAACATTATTTGCGAGAGTGGTTGGTAGATTACCCCTTTTCGAAGGCTGTCTCTCGCTGACATGTTATTATCTATTATATGCTTCGCTTTCGGGGGTACTTGCGTACCCCCTATTTTTAGATGGAGATTTATAACATGGGAGCTAATCCTCGTACTAAAGGTCAGACAGGTGAGCGTGAGATCTGTAAATTCTTTAACGATATTTACGAAGAAGTTTACGCCGCTCTTGGAATGACTTATCCAGAGAAGCCCATAGCACAACGTAACCAGAATCAGAGTGCTGTAGGTGGTTGCGATATCACAAATACCTGTTTCTATGCGGTGGAAGTCAAACGCCAGGAACAGTTATCAATTAACACATGGTGGACGCAGTGTGTTAAGAGTGCATTAGAAGCAGACAAGTTTCCAGTTCTTATGTACCGTCAGAATAAAAAGCCCTGGCGTGTAGTCCTGTATATGAACCCTATCATGCTTTTCGCTGATGAAGCGAAACATCACAAAGAAGATCCGCCGAGATGTGAAATATCCCTGGAAGATTTTCGGATAATCTTTAAATCACATGCTTACGAATACATTAAGAGAAACGGCCACGCTTAGGAGGTGTAAGAAGTGAGTTGTGAGGAAAGTCCCGTTCAATGGTGTGAACGTATGCAACGGGAAGCTGAAACTGGTGAGGACGCTTATCGCTATTATCAGTTAAAGCAACAGTGGGAACAACGTCTGTCTAATAAAGAGAGTGAAAAACATGACTAAGAAAGACAATATGCCTGATATTATCAAAGATGTAAGTGTCAAAGGTACTATTGCGGTTCAAGATGGCGCTGTGGAACAGCTAATTGTGGAACTCCTTACGGACACTGCTCAAATGCCACGATTTGCCACTCCAGGTTCTATGTGCTTTGATATCTATGCGGATGAACCAGAGCCTGTGACTATCTATGCCGGTCGTGCTTATACGTTCAACACAGGTATTAAGCTGCAGATCCCTCATGGTTACGGTATGGAAGTCTATTCACGTAGCGGTCACGGGTTTAAACACGGAATTCGCTTAGGTAACTGCACAGGTATCATTGATCACGATTACCGTGATGAACTGAAAATACGTCTGCATAACGACTCTTATGCACCTTACACGGTTCAGGTTGGCGAACGTATTGCACAAGCTCGTCTTGTGGAGCTGGTTCGTATGCGCATTGTTTCCGGTAAAGTAGAAGAAACAGATCGCGGCGGTTTTGGTTCTACTGGTAAGTTGTAATCATACTTAGGGGTATTTACAAGGAATTTAATTCTAAGTATTATACCCCTACTAGCAAACAACGAGGGCAATAACATGGTCCAATTACCAGAAATGAACTTAACTGAAGAGCAGAAGTACGAACTCCTTTACAACTGGTATTCTAAGAAAGAAGAATTGGCCAAAGTACAAGCGCAAGAACGCGCACTGCGCCAAAGTGTGGTTAGCGTCTTCTTTCCAGATGGTCTTAACGAAAATACTAACAAGATTAAACTTGATACAGGCGATGATCTTGTTGTTACTCAACCTTATACGCGTAAAGTCGATAAGGCGATCTTTAGTCAGATTCTGCCAGACCTTATTGAAGCTGGTGTAGATGTCAACGAAGTTACTGAAACTAAAGTAGAACTCCGTGTGGCTGCATATCGTAAGCTCACAGCTGAACAGTTGGCGATCTTTGACGAATGTGTGACCACAACTCCAGGTTCTCCACAGGTTAAGATCGCTGTTAAGAAGGGTTAAATGCTCATCACGATAATATCGGATGCGTCGTTTTGTCACCGTACTAAATGTGGAGGCTATGGGATTTGGGTAGCCTCCAAACGGGGTAAGAAGGCTTTTGGTGGCCCTGCACATGGTCACACAGATAATACCGTAGTTGAATGTATTGCAGTAGCTAACGGTTTATATCACGGTATAGAGGCTGGACTTATCTACACAAACGACGTTATATTGTTCCAGACGGATTGCAAAGCAGCTATCCATATATTCGAAGGTAAACGTCCACCGAGAGGAGAAGAGCAGCAAGTATATAAATGGTTCATGGATACTATTGTCGAGAATAGGCTTAGTTTCCAGTTCCGTCATGTTAAAGGTCATTCAAGTAGGATGGATTCCCGTAGCCTTGCACAAGACAAGTGTGATGAAATTGCGGGTATGCACATGCGAACAGGTAGACGTCGCATGGACTACGATAAATTAAAAGTAGATACAGCAAAATCCATTATTCCTAAACCGAAGAAAGTTAACATTGAGAAACAGCAATCTTGGGTTAGGAAGTTAAAACTTCTTGTTCGGGAACACACAAAGGTAAATTTCAATGGCTCGATTTAAACCTTATCTAGCAACAGATTGGGATTCAGCTAAACAGAAATATCCCGTAGGCATCATGCCTAAAATTGACGGAGTTCGTGGGATGAAACCGTTTGGGGAGCTTGTTGGACGAAGTCTTAAATCTTTTGCAAATAAGCAGGTCGCAAAGGTATTTGGATCTTCCATCTATGATGGTATGGACGGTGAGCTTGCCGTTGGGAACGAAACGGACTTTGACTTATGTCGCAAGACAAGTAGTGCAACATCTAAAATTGATGGTGAATACGTTTGGACGTGGCATGTATTCGATTTGTGCGAACCAAACGTTGCACATCTACCGTACAAAGAGCGTTATGATATGCTCAAGAAGTACGTGGACGAATGCCACGCTAACGGCGAGTTGATGGACGTGAAACTTGTACCACTGTATGTGGTTAACAACGAACAAGAACTCCTGGAGTGGGAAAATATTTGGCTCGATATGGGGTACGAAGGTGTTATTATTCGTGACCTTGAAGCGAAATATAAATGGGGTCGTAGTACGCAGCGTGAAGGCGGTTATCTCCGCATTAAACGTTTCACTGATGGTGAAGGTGAGATCATTCGTATCATCGAAGGTTGCACTAATGAGAATGAAGCCCAGATCAATGAGTTAGGGCAGACTTATCGTTCAAGCCATCAAGCTAATATGGTTCCAAATGGTATGGTCGGCTCATTTGATGTACGTGTGCTTACAGTACCAGAAGGCCTCGAAGATCTTATTGAAGTCGGACAAGAGATGCGTGTAGGTGCTGGTCGTCTTACGCACGAAGAACGTAAATATTACTTTAAGCATCCTGATGAATTCATTGGGAAGATTTCTAAATGGAAATTCTTTGCTCACGGTATGAAGGACAAATTGCGTATTCCTACGCATCAAAGTTTCCGTGATCCAACAGATATTAGTGAATAATCACGTTTGCATTCAGGTTAATTAGGTCCTAGTATTGCAACCGTAACCACACAAGAGGTAACTTATGCAATTTACAACTACCGCGCAGGCAGTTCTGGACACTGGTGTCAAGATGCTTGTGTATGGTGAATCCGGTATGGGTAAGACCATGCTCACAGCAACTCTTCCAAGACCGTTGCTGATTTCTGCGGAGTCTGGGCTTTTATCTTTGACACCAAATAACATTGCTCGTGTATTTGGTGAAAATAGGCCAGATATCTGCTACGATATTCCAACCATCACGGTTGAAAATATTCAGGATGTAGAGCAGGCTTATGTTTGGGCGACTAACCCTGCAAACAATCCTGTAGGTGAAGATGGTTTACCGCGCTTTCAGTCTCTTGCGCTGGATTCACTTACTGAGATTGCTGAAAAGTGCCTTAACAATGCGAAGCGTACTGTGAAAGATCCGCGTCAGGCTTATGGGGATCTCATTGAGAAGATGCAAACGTTGGTTCGTGCTTTTCGAGATATCCCTGGACTTAACGTGTACATGGCAGCTAAAATGTCCCGTAACAAGGATGAGTTGACAGGTATTACGTCTTACGGTCCTTCCATGCCTGGTGCAAAATTAGGTCCAGAATTACCATACTTTTTTGATGAAGTGTTCAAAATTAGTGTTGGTAAAGACCAAAATACTCAAGCAGATTTTCGTTATCTGCTGACCAGACCAGATCTGTCAAATGTATGTAAAGATCGTTCTGGTTCGTTAGAACAGATGGAATATCCACATCTCGGTGCAATCATTAACAAAATCAAAGGGGTACAATAATGGCCGGTTTAGGAATGCAATTTAACGCTGGACAACACGCAGAGCGTCAACACAATAGTTTGATGCCCGCTGGTTGGTATGTTGTTCAGATTGTAAACTCTGAGATCAAACCGACTAAAACTCCAGGCGGTGCGCGTCTGAATCTTCAGTTTAAGATTATGCAGGGTGATTTTGCTGGTCGTGTAATGTTTGGCGGTTACAACGTCAAAAACGCGAACCCTGTCGCTGTACAGATTGCAATGGAAGAACTGGCAGAGTTATCTCGTGCTGTTAAAGTTCCAGTTTGGAACGATACCGAACAACTGCACGGTATTCCGTTCAACCTAAAAGTAAAAGTTCGTCAGCAACCTGGCTATGAGCCAAACAACGAACCTCAGATTTATCAAGCAATTGATAATATGGAAGGCGTTGTATACGCAACTAAAGCGGATATGGCTAACCTGCCTAAATCAACTCCGGCAGCGGCAGCACAGTCTCCGGCATTTGGTGGCGGTGCGTTCGGTGGTACTCAGCAGCCGCAGCAACAGCAGCAACAACCTCAGGCTCAGGGGTTCCAACAACCGCAGCAGCAACAACAACCGCAGCAGCCGGTACAGCAACAACCTGTACAGCAACCGCAGCAGTCTGGAACAGTTGATTTTAACAGTGCGGCACAATCTCAACCGTGGGCTACTGGTGCGCAGCCGCAGCAGCCGCAGCAACCTAACTGGGCAACTCAGCAGGTACAACCTGGAGCAGAGCAACCGCAAATTCAAGCTCAAAACACTGGTACTGCTAACCATGCAGAACCTGAAGTCCAGGACGATATCGCTAAAGCGGCTCAGACCAAGACTCCACCGTGGAAACGTTCTACTGAAGGCGATGACGCTGCACAGTAATTAAAAATCATGTTATAATAAAGCTCCTCCGGGAGCTTTATTTTTCTATATAGGATTATGATATGCCACATTTTTATCCTGCTACTAAGACAATGGAGTTATTCAATGACTGTATTGAACGAGATCAAGGATCCGCTTACAGAGTATGGCTCGGAAAAGTATTACCGCATATTGAAGACGCATATAGAGAGGGGGATGGCGGATTCCGTTCGCATCTTGGGATTAGTCTTATCGGGCAAGAGTGTAGCAGAGCAATCTTCTACGGATGGCGATGGGCAACAAAACCACACTTTAACGGTAAGACCTTACGTTTATTCAATCGCGGGCATCTTGAAGAAGGTCGCTTCGTGGCCTTATTACTTACCGCCGGTATGCAAGTCATCCAACAAGACGAAAATGGCAGCCAGTATCGAGTTAGCTATCTCAACGGGCACTTTGGATCCGCGATAGATGGTATTGTCATTGGTTGCCCTGACATGCCACAACCTTCTACGCCAATCTTAACAGAGATGAAAACGCACAATAACGATTCGTTCAAGAAACTTGTCGTTAATGGTGTGATGGAATCAAAATGGGAGCACTATGTTCAGATGCAGGAATACATGTTGTACTATGGACTCCCAGCCGCTCTTTATATTGCAGTTAATAAGAACACGGACGAGATTTGGGCAGAGCTTGTACCGTTTGATAAAGAAACCGCAGAACGCTACAAAGACCGTGGATTTGTAATTGCACTGGCAGAATGCCCACCACCTAAGATCAATGAAAGTAAGTCTTACTATAAATGCAAATGGTGTGACCACAAAGCGGTATGTCACAACAATAAGATGCCTGAAGTTAACTGCCGCACCTGTAAGCACTCTTATCCGCTTGAAGATGGAACCTGGAGATGTGCAATCAAAGTAGCTTCTGCTACTGCATACATCAACGATGGAACTGAAGGTGTATTAACGAAGGAAGATCAGATGGCAGCATGTGGTCAATACGAAGCAGCAGATTATTACGGTGAGTAAATGTTCAAACTACGTGATTATCAGCAAGAAGTTGTAAACAGTACATTGCGCTATTTCATCAAGCATGGTGAAAAGTCAGGAAATCCTGTTATCTTGTTGCCTACAGGGACTGGTAAGTCCCTTGTAATTGCTGGTCTATTAAAGACAATTCACGATAATTGGGGTAGTACCCGCATGATGGTAATTACTCACGTAAAAGAATTGATAGACCAGAACTACGATAAATTTAAGAAGTTGTGGCCTGAAGCACCGACTGGCATTTATAGTGCTGGTATGGGTCGCAAAGATAAGAACGCAATGATAACGTTCGCGGGTATTCAGTCTGTTGCAAAACAAGCTAAATACTTTGAGGACGTTGATATTATTATAGTTGACGAATGTGACCTTATTAGTCCAAATCAGCAAACAAGTTATCAGAAGTTCTTTGCGCACATTCGTGAAAAGAATCCATATCTAAAGATTATCGGTCTTACTGCTACGAGTTGGCGTCTTGGTTTTGGTTCTATTATCAAAGATGATTATGCGCCTAACGCTTTATTTGATGAAATCGTATTTAACGCGTGTACCGTAGAGTGCTTCAACTGGTTCATTGATGAAGGTTATCTTGTTCCGTTAGTACCACGTAAAACAAAGAAAGAGTATGATGTAAGTGGTGTTCATACTCGAGGCGGTGAGTTCATTGAAAGCGAGCTTCAAAAGGTTGTAAACGATCCTGATGTAACTCGCCATTTATTAGATGATGCGATTAGTATTGCGGAAGAAGAGAATAGAATGAGCTGGCTTATATTTTGCGCTGGTGTAGACCATGCAAAAGATGTCAAAGACTACCTTAATGAGCGCGGTATTAGTTGTGAAGTTGTAACTGGTGATACACCTAAAGCCTTGCGTGACCAGTATATTATTGATTTTAAAGCTGGTCGTTTGCAGGCAATAGCAAACAACAACGTATTAACGACAGGCTTCGACCATCCTGGACTTGACTTGATAATTGGTATGCGACCATCTCAATCTTCCCGTTTGTGGGTTCAGATGCTTGGACGTGGTACACGACCTGATTATGCAGATGGTTTTGATTTGACCACAACAGAGGGCCGTTTGCAAGCTATCTCCGCTTCGCATAAACAGAACTGTCTTGTATTGGATTATGCAGGTAACACAAGACGTCTTGGGCCTATTAATGACCCGGTCATTCCTAAGCGCCCAGGGCAGAAAGGAAAATCCGCTGCACCTGTTAAGGAATGCCCAATATGTAAGACATGGAACCATGCGTCAGTTCGCTTCTGTGGTGGGTTAAAGCCATTCGACACAAGCAGCATGTCACATGAAGAAATACTCTATCTGCAAGGATTAGGTTATACCATTACAAATAATAAAGCGTGCCGTGCTGGTTATTGCGGTCATGAGTTTACTTTTGAGAAGAAACTAATGGCGAGTGCTAGTACGAAAGCTATTATCAAGAATGATTTACCGGTCACTGAGGTATTGAAAGTTGATATGGTGAGTTACTACCGCCACGAGAACAGAGGTGACCGTTCTAAGCCACCAACACTTCGTGTCGACTATCTTTGTGGCTCACAAACTATCCAACAATACATTTGCCTGTTCCATACCGGCTTTGCAGGTAAGAAAGCGCGTAACTGGTGGCGTGAGCATTGTAGCTTGGCAATCCCAGCTAACATTGACGAAGCCCTCAATGTGGTCAGCCAGCTTCGTGTACCGACGCACATTTATGTCAACTTGAAGGGTAAGTTCCCCGAAGTGTTGAATAGTTGTTATGATGGCAGTGAATTCGGTAAGAAAGAAGCAACAAACGAACGTCCGGTTGTACAGATTGCAGCAATGAATGGTCTGTCCCAGTTTGGTAGCAGTTATACGAATAAGTTTGATGAAGATGAGCAGACTGATTCCCGTACGACGGTATTGCATTCTACGTCTAATCAACCTATTCTTACTGGTAACGGTAAAGAACTACCACCAGATTTTGATGACGACATTCCATTTTGAGGCTTATATGGCAAAGATGACGTTTAGAAGTGACGACCATTCACCGGAAGAAGGTGAATGGAAGACTTTTAAAGAGTGGGAGGAGTTAGGTTACGGTGTAATTAAAGGGGAAAGAGCTAAAAGATTTATTCATGGTGTGGCAGTTTTTCACGAAAGCCAAGTAATCAACATTGAAGACGAGTTTGAAAATTACATGCGTGAAGAACTACGTGGAATGTATTGTGGGCCCGAGTGGTGGAAGGATTAACATGTACGTCTTAATTGATTACGATCGGATGCAGATATTAGCTAAGCATCCAAACTTCCAACGTCTTCATGAGTATGGAATTCTATGCTGTAGCGAAAGTTCTGTAGTTCTTCCGTTAGAAGTTGAAGAACTGTATAAAGAGTTTGATGATGTGCAAATGCAACTTTTGTACATCAACTTAACGGGTAATAAGCAAGGTGCTTTATATCCAAAGAAAATAATCAGTAAGATCATCCATTACTTTTTAAATGAAATACCGGAGACAGTAATAGATGCGGATGTGGCTGAACAAGCGGACTGGGCAATTACTAGTAATAAAGAGGGTGAGTGCATGTACCGCGAAGGTAGCTCTGTTCCAGATTTGGGGGAGGAGCCTAATATTCAAGTACGGAATGATAGTTCATTGGAATCCACCATCATTGACGGCCCAACCGTACAAACAAATATGGGCATACAACGGGCATGGGCACCGACAAAAGAGCGGCAAGGTACTAGCGCACCGGCAAACGAAAAACGTGCCGCAACGTCGCGTACAGCCGGCACTCGCGATATTATTTTCGCTGTTGCTGACGAAATGTGGAAAGAAGCTGGTGAACCTCGTGACAAGAAGGAAATCCTTCAGCTTAGAAAACAAATCATGGATCGTTTAGAGGCACAAAGTGTGAAGCGTAATACATCAAGTAATACATTAGGGGTCTGGGTAAAAGAACGTGGCTTAAATTAATTAACTAAAATATTGCATAGTTCTTTTAGAGGGGTTATAGTGCAACCACTTAGAACGTAGTTCACAACCAATAACCACACTGTGAGGATTTAAATCATGGCTAAAGAGAAAACTCCAGAGCAACTGGAAGCAGAAGAAGCAGCAAAGAAAGCAGCAAAAGAAGCTGAAGCAAAGAAAAAACGTGAAGCTGAAGAAAAAGCAGCACGTGAATTGCAGGCTAAAGTTGACGCGGCAATGAACGAAGCTACTGCCGGTTACAATGTAATCGAAGGTGCTGTGTCCGCTGTTAAAGAACAGTTCGCGACCCTGAACGAAGGTTCGTTGCTGGACGAAGTTAAAGCAGTTGAAGGTGTAGTTACCGCTCAACTGAAGACCGCTAAAGAAGGTCTGAAAGCTGTTAAAGCGGCAGCACGTAAAGTTAAAGACAACGATCAACTGAAAACTGCGGTTGCAGCATCTGAAGATCTGGTTTCTGGTATTGAATCCACTTTGAAAGATGTTAAAGGCCGTGTATCCGCTGCCCGCGAAGCCACTAAAGCCGCTGAAAAAGCGCAACGTGACGCAGAACGCGCTGAGAAGAAACGTCTGCAAGACGAAGAGCGCGCTCGTAAAGCGGCAGAACGTGAAGCTAAGAAAGAGCCGGAACAGAATGGTATTCGTAAGCCTGGTGTTGGCACTCTGTGCCGTGCTGCATGGGAAATCTTTGACGCTGTCACA